TGCTGATGGGATGCAGTAAAGCATGCTTGCGGGGATAGTGCAGGCATACTTTACAAATGACCAACAGGTGGTCACCGCTGATTGGTCGCCGAGGCGATATCTAGCCTACGGTTCCAGTTTTTGTGGGGCTGCCGTTATCGCTGGAAAAGCGGGATAACGTGTCTATCTGGTCAACGATGGACCGTTGCAACTCGGGCGCCAAGCGGGCAAATTTCGCCAGGGCTTTGGCGTGTGTCGGAGGCGGAATGTCCGCGCCTAGCCAATAGATATCAGCGCCAGTAACGCGGGAAACTGCGAACAGGTTCGCTAATTTCAAATCTTTGATCTTGTCCATTTCCCATTGGCCTACGGCAGCACGGGTTACACCGACTGCTTTAGCCAGTTCGCTTTGGCTCAGCCCCGCCATTTCGCGGGCGGCCGCTATTCGCTCTCCGAGTGTCACACCAAGAAAGCTAATCTGAGTCCCGGCAAGTATGGTTGCGGGCAGCATGTAAAGCATGCTATACAGCTATCGCCATGCACAAATCAACTGCGATTAAACATTACTCAACCCATACCGCTCTAGCGGAGGCTATTGGCATAAGCCGGGCCGCTGTCGGGCAGTGGGGCGACATCGTCCCGTATGCCAGCGCCTTGAAGCTGCAAGAACTGACGCGTGGGGCACTGAGAATCGACCGTTCACTCTACGATGCGCGGCTTAAGCCAATCCGTCCATTTAAGGCAGGCTAACAAATGATTGTTAGCCAATCCGCCCCGCGCATAGCGCCCGATTGCCAGCACAACACAGCCCGAGCCCGCGGTCTGTCGGACAACACGCCATGAGAGCGCAAATTCTCATTGATCGGCTGGAAGGCGTGCGGGAACGTGGCCCCGGGCGTTGGATGTGCCGCTGCCCCGCGCATGAGGATCGCACTGCAAGCCTCTCAGTGACTGAGGCGGGCGATACCGTGCTTATCAAGTGTTTTGCGGCTTGCGATACAGAAACCATCCTGTCGCTGGTCGGCCTGACTTTCTCTGATATCTACCCTGACCGCACGCCGGATCGCGCCCCAAAGCGTGTTAGGCATTGGTCAGCGGCAGACCTGCTGCATATCGTCCAAACAGAAATGACCGTCGCCAGCATCATCGCCAGCGACCTACAGCGAGGGCAACCACTTAGCGAGACAGACCAGCGCCGCCTAGATATCTGCGCGGCTCGGCTTAATCACGCTGTCATGCAGCTCAGGGGTTAGCTCTTGGCGCTTACCCCTACCAAGCGGGAAACCGTCCTGCGGGCCTTTGACGCAGCCGCAGGCATTGATTCCGTGCCCAACATCATCCCGTTTGCGTGGGCACGTGACCTGTCGGTGGACTTCTCGAGACCGCAGCTCGTCGAGGATTTGATTTATCCGGGTGCGTTCGTTCTCACCTATGGCGAATCCAACACCGGCAAGACGTTCCTGATGTTTGACCTGGCGGTGGCTATCTCACAGGGCAAGCAATGGTTTGGCCGCGACACCATGAAAGGGCTGGTTGTCTACATTGCGGGCGAGGGCGTCAACGGCGTGGCCCTGCGCAAAATGGCCTATGAGCAGCGCCAGATACTTGGCCCTGACGCGCAGCTCGTCGTCATCACTCGAGCGGTGGACTTTCTGACCGACGCTGCCGATATCCCGGCGCTGGTCGCCCTTATCAAGCAGCTCGAGACGGACAGCGGCCACAAATGCGTGGCGGTGTTCGTCGATACCCTTGCTCGAGCTATCCCCGGGGGCAGCGACAGCGAAGCCACTGACATGGGCATGTTCATCAAGGGCGCTGACGCGGTACGCGCACAACTCGACTGTGCATTAATTGCCATCCACCACGCCGGCAAGGACATCAGCAAAGGAGCTCGAGGCCACAGTTCACTGCGCGCTGCCGTCGATACTGAACTGCTGGTAGAGGGTCAGGCTGACCCCAGGCAGGTGTCCTGCACCAAACAACGCGACCTTGAGCGTGCGCCCTCATTTGCATTCGACCTCGAGCTGCAAGTGGTCGGCCATAACCCGAAGGGGAAGCCGGTCACCAGTTGCGTGGTCAAGGTGACAGATGAGGCGTCCCGCCCGCGAACCAAGCTCACCAAACAGACCCGATTGGCGTTTACCGCCCTCAGCGAAGCCATCCAAGAACTAGGGAAATCCCCGAGTACAGCCCTAATTCAGGGGACAAAAAGCCATGTCCCTTTGTTAGTTATTTCGTTAGATGACTGGCGGGCGTTTTTGACCAAGCGGGACATTTTCGGCGGCTCGCCGGACGCCAATAAAAAGGCTTACCAGCGAGCGAAATTAGACTTGCAGGATCAAGGACTTATCGAAATATCGGATGGATACGTATGGATCACAAGGGACAAAGGGACATGAGGGGACATTTGGGGACAATGTCCCCGACTTTGTTAGGGGACGACAGGGACAGCAGCCTAAAGGGCTGTCCCGATGTCCCCAAAGTGCAAATTGTCTCAACGGGGGCGACGACTCGAGCAGGGCAAGTGAAGGCGGCGCTCTCGAGCGACCCAACGCTGTCATGGCTACCGGCCCGATTGCGCAAGACCTTCGGCCCGGGCGTGCGCCTGACGTATCTCGAGACCTCGAGCTATCGCGACGGCACCCCGCCTGCGATGCCCACAGCCGACCTGTTCACGGAGTACCGAAGATGAGCAAACGCGAAATGCCCAAATGCTCAATCGTTCTCGTTGGTCAAACGGGAGTAAAAAAGGCAAATCCGTCATATATGCAAAAGCAAGTCAACGGATGGTGGTTCGCCGAGTTCAACGCACCATCGAATGAGGTCGGCGGGGCACTCCTTTCTACCGCACTTTTGCATGACGAGCGGGGGTGGCTACGCGCCAGAGCAGAGCCGAACGTTTGGCTGATGCCATCCCACTCCGTCCGCATTCGTGGACGCGGATGGAAGTTTCTATGACCACGCATAACGGCATTCCATCGACGCAGAAGCTACCCGCACCTACCCTAGCGCCCAAGTCCGTAGCGCCGCCGCAAGGCCGCACGCAGCGCGTTAAACGCGAAAGATTGGGCGGCACCCTGGACATGGCCGCCATTAAGGCGCTGAGGGGGAGCAAGTGAACAACCCCAAACACGCCTTCCACGACACCGCCGCCTTGGGCTGGTTCTGCGTCATCGTCCTGGCGCTGACCGCGTGGGCGGTGGTGGCGACGCTAAGCCAATGAATTGCCCGACCCTCGCGGACACAGTGCCATGCTTGTACTGACCCTGCCATTCCCGCCCAGCGTCAACACCTACTGGCGCAATATCGGACGCGGGCGAACCATCATCAGTAAGCGCGGCCGGCAGTATCGCGATGATGTCGTCGGCCACGTCGCCGCGCATCCCAAGGCCGACATGCTCGCCGACCGCCTGCATGTCGCCATCACGCTGCACCCGCCAGACAATCGCAGGCGCGACGTGGACAACTACCTGAAGGCCCCGTTGGATGCTCTCACGCATGCCGGCGTCTGGGCCGACGATTCCCAAATTGACCGGCTCAGCGTCCAGCGCGGCGATAACCGCCCTGGCGGCATGGCCGTTGTCGTCATCGGCAAACCGGAGGATTTTCGCTAATGCTCGCTCCCGAACAGATTGCACGCACCGATTTGCGCCCGCGCGGCACGGGGCGAAACTCGGCGGAAAAGGTGCGCAATATGGTCGTGCCCGACATGGGCCACGCGCGCGAAGTCGCTGACGATCATTTTGAGACACCAGAACGCATCTTGTGGGTGCGCTGTATTCGCCAAGCCCTGCTAGACCTCGATTGCGTGGAACGCAAGGGCGACGGCATCAATCACCAGTTAGCCGCAGCTATCCGCGCGGAATCTCGCCGCTGGCTCGACAGCGAGTCCATGCAGCCCGCGAGTTTTGCGTGGCTGTGCGACATGCTCGGACTCGACGCCAAGTTGCTGCGCGCGCGCTCGCAGTCCAAGGACGGCCGCAAAGCTCTGTTGTATATGGCGGCGAAACGCCGAGAAAGGCAATGCAATGATTGATTACATCCACGTTCGCTGCCTCAACTGGGGGCGCGGGATTCGCGCCATCTACCTGGGGACAGACGGCTGGCCGTCGCGCTCGGTCATCGGCAAGCTGCGCGACGAAGGCGTGTTGGGTGCGTCGTGCGACAAACTCACGCAGCATTACCGCGAAGTGCTCACCGGCGAGCAGCTCGCCACGGGCAATGCGATCAAGACGCTTGGCGAGCACGACCGCGCGATCCTGTTCGTGCATTACGTCGTCATCGGCAAGGGCAAGGTAAAGGCCGCGCGGCTCGGTATGGCACGCTCCACGTATTACACCTACGTTGAACGTGCGCAGGGGCATCTGGCCGTGGTGTTAGCTTCGCGCCCGGACAAAATGCCGACTTTTAGTCCAGCCAATTATCCCGTAACCGGAGTATGTTTCCAGTAGCGTAGCGAGTGCTACGCGCCTACGCCCCGCCCGGCACACACACAACAGCGCCTTTGTCGCACAGGCCGGATTACCGGGGCACCTATTCCCTCGCGCAGTAACCAACACTGCGCAACTTTCAACCCCGCTTCGGCGGGTCTTTTTTTGGAACATAATGTCCTCACTGACGCGACACATCCTAGAGTTGCCGCCGTCAGGGCTGACGGTTTCATCGCCTAATCAGTCGCAGCTTGATATCGCGTGGACTCGCAACCCGCGTGCGCAGTATTACGTCCTGTACATGGACGGCGCTTACATCGCCTCCGTGACGAATCCGAATTACGGCGTGGCGGGTTTGGGTTCCAACGAAACGCACTTTTTTGAAGTCGCCAGCGTCGGCCTGGCAGACGGCCTAGAAAGCGCTCGCAGCGGGCGCGTGTTCGGCACGACGCAGACGGATTCCATCGCACCGACGCAACCCGGCGTCATCACGTTTAGCAACATCACGTCCAGCGGGTTCACGGCAAGCTGGGGTGCATCCACTGACGCGGTAGGAGTCGCGGGGTACGAATACAGCTTCGATAGCGTTAGCTACCTCAATGCAGGCGCTGCAACCAGCAGCAACTTTACGGGTAAAGCAGCGTCCACGACGTTTACGCTGGCAATCCGCGCCTACGATGCTGCTGGAAATAGGAGCACCCCAAGAACGGGAACGGTAACAACCCAATCCGGTGCAGCTCCTACGTCTGGTTTGCAAATCGACGGCGGTTCCATCGTCATCACGCCTGGACAGACTGCGGCTGTCACGCAGTTGCTGGGTTTCACGCCGACATGGCTGATCGTCCTGATCTCGGGAGAGTATTTCTACGTTCCAGATGCGGCGTTCGGATCGAACACTGCGTTCCCATTGCATGACACCACGCTCGGCTGTCGCGACCGCGCTGTAGGCTGGGGTGCTTTCGATGGCACCCGCCAGCGCTGCACGATTCAAGCGGCGCGCTGGGCGGACGGACGCAGGGACGGCGATCGCTGGAACGACTGCATATTCGATGGCGGCCAGTTCATCAGCGGATCGTATAGCGCCCTCGGCCCGAAGTTCTCGGCGGCCTTCGGCGCCGGATCGTTCACGATCAACATTGATCGAGCGAGCGCCGCGACCGATGGCACGTTTACAATTCAGTGGATGGCCGGCGCCGGCTGCAATGCCTACGTTGGCGACTTCAATGTCCCAGGCGGCACGTATAGCGCACGCGGTCCCTTTGGTGTTGCTGTTACCGGGATTCCGTTTACGCCGAAAGGTGCGGCAATTGCGTGCTGGAAGGATGACAACCAGCCAATCCCGTCTTTCCCAACCGCTACCAATGGCAGCGGCCTAGGCTTTGTCAGTAACAGCAGCGGCACGATTCGCCAGGGCGCGGTCGGATCGCAATCGGGCTATGACTCGCTGAACTGGTCGATGGCTTATGACGGCTGCCTGGCTGGTCCTGATCGCACGGATCGCGCGAACCCTATGCAAATGGCGGCCGCGACGGGGTTCACGTCCGACGGCTGGGTCATGGACTTCGACGCTGCCGACAATGGCGGCAACACAAATTACAATGTCCCTTTCATCGCGTTTGATTGCGAGTGCTACGCCGGCATCCAGCAGATGAATTCGGGAGCGGGAACGGTCACGATTTCCGGCGCACCGTTTCAGCCGGTCGCAGGCATTGTTGCTGCCGTACCTTCGCAGGATCAAAAGTTCGCCGTCGGTGTATACCCCGGCAATATCAGTTTTGACCACGGCAACAGCATCAACACGACGCTGGGCTTTTTCTGCAACACGGCGAGCGGATTGAAGCAAGGCGGCGTTGCCTATTTCGATCAGGGCGGTTACTCGTCGGACGCCATATACGCGACAGGCTTCCCCGATATCGTTGTGAACGGCTGGGAAAAGCGCCCCGGCTACTCGGGCAGCACGCACGCGCACGATGCCAGTTCCATCGCATTCAGCGATGCGCTGATGAAGGGCCAGCAGCGCACCGGATACGATACGTTCGCCGTGAATGCAGCCGTCTCGGTGTCCGCGATCAGCGGCAATGATGTCGTGCTCTCGCAGAGCGCCGGCAGCGGCCGCGCTGGTTACTTCGCCTACGTGTTGCTCGGCGCGAGTCAGCCTGATCTAGGCTTGAACGCGAATCTTCGCGGGAAGAGCCTGTTCTCATCGGTCAGTGAGCTGCATCGCGATATCACGGCGCTCGCGGCGGATTCTAACAACGCGGCCTATCACACCGCGCTGGCGAACCAGGCCGTCAAGGTCGAATGCTTTGGCTGGATTTCGGGCGGCGCGAAGATGGGCTTCCCGTACTATGTCGTGGACTCCACGACTCAGCCACTGGTTGATGTCGTGGTCGGCGGATACCCGGGCGATTCGATCATTGTCCGTGCGCCGATCCCGCTGTTAGATAGCATCGTCCAGGACTACCCGAACAACCCGCTCTATCCGGCCGCGCCTTCGGGTGCTGATTGTCACGTTCTTGTGATTGATCGCGCCAAGTGGGTGTCTTACGAGATGTACAAGGGGCATCGTCGCGGTGACCACTGGTACTGCAGCGATCTTGTCACGTTCGACTTGAACGGCGGCGACGATCAGATTCCGTACACGTCAGGCCACCCTAACGCAGCGGGCATATCGCTGCTCGGTTGCTTGCTGCGCACCGACGAAATCAATCGTGGTGTGATTGACCACGCCATCGGTGTCGCCCCGCATCACATCGATTCGATTTTCTTCACGAAGCCTGCAGTCTCGTCCGCTGGCAACTCCGGCGCGAACTATCTGCCGAGCGGCGCGCGAATGCGGCTGCGGTCAGACTTCCCGGAGACGGGAAACTTTCCAAGCACCGCCTATCCGATCAGCGCGAGCTGTGCGGTAATCATTCGCGCAATGAAGAAGTACGGCATCGTCGCTACCGACAGCGAGGGTGCGCACTATCTGGCGCTGCAGGGCGACAGCGCCGGCAGTTCGGTCGGGCTTCCCTCCCTCGACGTGACCGAATGGGCGGGGTTCTTCTACGGCGGAATGAGCGATTCCGATTTTACGGTTGTCGCTTCGCCGAATCCGGTCTACCAGGACGGCAAGGACGGATCAACGGCGAACTACCCGACTGGCGCACTGGCCACGGCCAGCCTCATTGTGTCGGCAAGCGAAATCAATACCGGATCGCCAGTCACCGTCACGCCTTCGGTAAGCGGTCACAAGCAGGCGCACTTGGTGCCGATTGGCGGATTCCTCTCGACGGTTGCGCCGGTTGTTGAATCGCCCACTAAGACGCGCTGGTACACGCTGACGGCAGTCAACCAGTTCGGCGTTAAGCAGGTCCACAAGCGGGTCATCGTCGCCGATGAAACGCACCGATACGCGACTTATGACCGCTACGTCAGCCCAACGGGCAGCACCAGCAATACGGGCCTAACGGCGGGCAGTCCGTGGCCGCTGTCGGTGGTGGTTGACCCGAACTACACATGGGCGATTGCCGGTCAGGTTATCGGGCTGCTGGACGGCACCTATCCCGTTAGCACATTCACTAACCCCGAAGTGCTGGTGAACATTCCGGGCGGCGCCAATGGTCGCCCGACAGTGCTGCAGGCTGTGAATTCGCGTCAGGCGATCATTGACGGGGGGGCAAGCACGATCCCAGTCATTGGCCGCTATTACAACTACTGCAGCCACATCCAACTGATTGGCTTGAAGGTGCAAACGTCTGCCGCAGGGTACTGCGCAGCGTTCTACGGCGGCTTTGATACCGGAATTCTGATCGACGATTGCGAATTCACGGGGATGGGCGCTGCGGCAATTCTCATGCAGTCGGGTGCATACACCTATGCGCATTCCGGCGCGTTTATTCGCGCCTGCAAGGTCAACGGTACGGGTAAGTATCTAGCTCGGCTTGGCGGCACTACCGATACGCATTTCAGGGGCAATGTATTGGGCGCGAATTCTCTTTGGGATGACTACGGTAACAACACACCTCCGGTTATTGACTAATGGCAGTTAAGACAGCTCAAGCATCTGGCAACGCATCCGCTGGCGCAACATGGGTTGGCGGTGTTGCACCTGCTGATGGCGACACATACAGCATCGGCAATTTCAACATCACGCAGGACGTGAGCATTACGCTGGGCACCGATGCCGGTCCCGGCAATAACGCCATCGTTTTCACCAGCGCTGGACAGGGGTCGTATACGATCGCCAGCGGCGTGACGGTCACCGTCAAGGGTGACATTCAGATGGCCGGCAACAACTCGGCGAGAAACACGCAGTTCACAGTCAACGGCAGCCTGGTCTGGTACGGCGCAAACTTCGCGTATCGATTGCGAGCCACGGCCAGCGCGGTTGGCGATCGCTGGCTGTTCCGCATCATCGGATCTTCGGCGGCGTCTCTGGCCACGATGACGACATCGCCGAACACGCACCCCGCGTACTACGACCGAAATGGTATGGCTTTCGGTGGCTATTTCGATTTGCAGTTCGCGTCGGTTTCGTACTTTGGCGATGCGAGCAACTATTGCTTCCAGACGTACCTTGACAACTACGGAGACGGATATTTCAGCGCGGTGGATTCCAAAGCGGATAACTGCGGACTGATCGCTAACATCGGGTCAATGCAGCCGGGCGCTACGATCACGTTAACTCGGTTCGTGACAACCAACGAGTTGAACGCGAACTCAATAAGTTTCTCTTGCGATAGTTCGACTGTCACTGCAGTGACGCTGACGGATTGCTATTTCTCCGCTAAAGCATCGTTCAATTGCAGCGGCGGCACTCGCGCTGTGAACATCACCGGCACCACCTTCGCTGGCGGGCTTGATTCATCGGGCAGCACGGCATTCCGCACATGGGATAACAACTTGGTCGTTATTCCCAACGGCGGCACGATGATCCAGACGCCCGGCCCGGCGACAACGGGAAACTACTACTATCACAGCAGCGTATCGAATCCGCACTGGATTGCGCTGAACGACGCCGATCCGTGCGATCACGTTGGCGATATCTTCGAGTGCGGCACGTCCGCCACCGATGGCGACGTTCTGCTGTCAACTGGGCCGGCATCGTCAAAGTCTATAACCGTTAGAAACTGCTTAGTGCTCCCTAACGCCGACGATCTGCCGTGCGGCTCGCTGCTGTCGATGATTGGAAACAGCAACTGGCATGTGACGGTATCGCACAACACTTGGGCGTCCGACGGTACTGGCGAGCCTCGCGGATGTGGATACGGCGAGACGAACGCGGGTTATGCAGACGAATTTGTATACATCAAATCAAACTTGGCATTCCATCCGTCGCTAGCCAAGGCGACGATTCTAGCGCGCTTGTCGGGTAGTTCCGTGCAGGATGTCGTGACCGGTGGTGCAACCAGTGTTGATTACAACGGCTACTGGAACGTTCTAGCGTCGGCCACGGATGGGCACGGTGTACATGCGCAGAGTGGAACCACAGTATTTAGCAATACCACAGGGCTTGGTTCGCACGATGTCCCTCTTTCGTCCAATCCGTTTGTCGATTGGACGAGAAAGCTAAAGAAGTGGTCTGTTAGCTTGGGCCAAGCATCAACAGCCTCCGCTGCATTGTCTATTCTTCAATCAAAAGTAGATATCACCCAGTCATCGCTTAGCGCGTCAGGAACGGTATCAAATCTGATTGCTTACGTTAAGACAGGGTACAACGTCACCGCATCTTCGCTGCAAAACGCGGGGCACGATGGCGCGACAATTGGCGCGCAAGGCTTTTCTACGGCATCAATCAACAAAGCAGCATTGACTGTTTTCAACCAATTTGCGCTGAACTAACTCAGGAACGCTATGAACATTCTCAAGCAAAGCACGGCAGTCACGATCAAGCTGGGGCCGTACCTCGATTCCACGGATGCCGTGACGGCGAAGACCGCGCTTACGATTGCACAGGCTAACGTGCTGCTGTCGAAGAACTTTGGCGCGTTCGCGCAGAAGTCTGACGCCACCAGCGCCACGCACGATAGTTCCGGCTGGTATGGCGTCCCGCTCAACACGACCGATACCGGCACGGTAGGCCCGCTGCAGATTCATACCAATATCAGCACGGCGCTGCCGGTGTTTCGGCAGTATCTAGTCGTCCCGGCTAACGTGTATGACTCGCTCACTGGCGCGGCTAACCTCAAGGTTGACGTTGACCAGATCAAGACGGGTAGCACGGCGGCGAGCAACCTCGCGGCGTCCACTGCGGTTATCTTCACCGGAACGACCGATAACACGGCGTTCACCGGCACCACGACGCAGTTTGAAACCTCGTCGATCACGACCGCTGCGGCCTCGCACTGGATCGGTCGCGTTATCATCTTCACGACCGGCACGCTGACGGGACAGGCGACGAAGATTACGGCTTACAGTCTCGCGACGGGTCGCGGTCACTTTACGTATGACACGCTCACCTCGGCACCGGCGAACGGTGTCGGCTTCGTGATTGTCTAAGTCGTGGCATCACAGCAGGGCGTAACAACCCGGCTAGGACTCACGGCAACCCCGGCGCGTGGCCCACTGCCGGAAGACGTGGCACCGGGTGTACGCACTTGGTCGCAGAACTACAGCTATCTCGGGCTGTCTGGCGTTTCGTTCGCGGGCTACGGGTCATTCCTCGGGCGCATTGCTGATACCAATATCAGCCGAACGGATACGTGGTCGCTGACGTGGACAGAGGGCGATATCACCGCCCCGACGATTGACACGTATGACACCTGGTCGCTCAGTTGGAATGAAGTTTCCGACGTGGGCCGATTCACGGATCGCTCTGATGCGTGGCTGATTAATTGGGTTGAATCGGCGTCCATCGTCAGTTCTGGCGTGACGAACATCGCTGGCACTGACACGTATTCGATTACGTGGACGGAATCGCCAGCGGCGGCAAACATCACGATATCGCCAGTCGATACGTGGTCAATCACGTGGACGGAATCAGCTACCGCTGCGACGACCGCTAACACGCTGTTGTTGACGGATACGTGGAACGTTGCGTGGAACGAAACGGGAAGCCCGACCGTCCTGGGGCCAAGCATCCCAAGGGATACCGGCGATACATGGGCCGTTAGCTGGACTGAGGCTGGGGCACGCTCGGATGTGTTCCCGACCTATCCGTCAAAGATCGAAATTGCTTTCAAGACTGCAAAAATATCCGTGAGGTTTAAGTGAATTACTCCGTAGTGAAGATGGACGGCGACTACAAGTTTGCGCCGCCGAAATGGAATCTGGTGCAGCGCGCCCTTGATAAGTGGAAAGGCGTGAAGTACTGGCCCGAAGATCCGAAGGCAAGTCCGGATTGCCTTGAAATTCTGGAAGGCAACGAGCGTGTTGGCTTCAAAACTGTTTACAAGAGGAATGGCTAATGGCACTGACCAATAACGGCGCAATCGAGTTTGCCAAAGCGGCAATCAATGACTCGCCTACGTTTCTGAGCAACGCTAACGCATTTTTGGGCGTAGGCGATTCGAGCACGGCGTTTGTCGCCTCGCAGACTGACCTACAGGCTGCGACGAACAAGCAGCGCAAGGCGATGGATGCGACCTATCCGCAGCGTTCGTCCAACGTCATCACATTTCGTTCGCTGTTCGGCACGGCGGATGCGAACTTTGCGTGGAACGAACACGGCGTGTTCAACGCGGCATCGTCCGGCACCATGTGGGGCCGTAAGGTCGAATCTCTCGGCACCAAGGTCAATACGCAGTCCTGGCTGCTGACGGTCAGCGTGACGGTGGCAGCGGCCTAACGTGCGCATCTTTCCCGAAGGCACGCAGATTTGGGCGGAAATCCGCTTCGTCGATAAGGACGGGCGTCCGTTCGTGCCGGGGACTGCGCGCTACAAGGTGGACGATTACACGACGGAAGCGGCTCTACTCTATTGGACGGATATTCCGCCCGCCGCAAAGATCGACGTGTCAATTCCTGCGTCGGCCAATCGCATCCTTGACGACTACAACGAGACAGAGCGGCGCGTGCTGACGGTGCAGTCAGATCAGGGCACGGAAGGGCAGCTTGCGCAGGAAGCGCACTACAAAGTCACCAATCTGGAAGGCTTTGTCTAAACGTGGGCGCACCGATTGGCAATCAGAACGCCAAAAATGGCGCACGCATCAAGAGCTATGCGCGCCAACTGGTAGAAGCCGATCCAACCCTGTTGCCGCGAATGCTGATGGCGATGGCTAACAAAGCCTGTGACGGCGATGTGCAGGCGTTCAATGCCTTCTGCGACCGATTCGACGGCAAGGTGGCGCAAGCCATCGTAGGCGATGACGACGAGCCGCCCGTTACAGTTCAAGGATTTATCAAGCTTGTCAGACCTCGAATCGAAGGCGGTTAACTGGGAATTCCCGGAAAAAATGGGGTTCCTGTTTGAGCCTCACCGATTCAAAGTCCCTTATGGCGGCCGCGATAGCGCCAAGAGTTGGAGCGTAGCCCGCGCCCTGCTACTAGAGGGCGCAGAGCAGCCGATGCCGATTGGCTGCTTTCGCGAAGTGCAAAAGTCCATCAAGGACTCAGTACACCAGTTGCTGAGTAACCAGATTGAAGAACTTGGCATGACCAAGTTCTATGACATCTTGCGCGATGAGATACGCGGCGAGAATGGCACATTCTTCCGCTTCGCCGGACTGTCAGCGCAGACGCGAGATTCCATCAAGTCGTTTGAAGGCTTGATGCGGGCATGGGTTGAGGAAGCGCAGAACGTCAGCAAGCGTAGCTGGGACATTCTGGAGCCTACGATCCGTGCTCCCGGCTCTGAGATATGGGTTACGTTCAACCCTGACATGGACACGGACGAAACGTACCAGCGTTTTGTCGTGAACCCATCGCCTGAAGTCAAGGCGGTGCTAGTCAACTGGTATGACAACCCGTGGCGCTCCACGGTGCTCGACAACGCACGCGAGCGCATGAAGGCGGAAGCGCCGGACGACTACGCGCACATCTATGAGGGTGCCTGTCGTCCAGCGGTTGAGGGCGCGATTTACTTCAAGGAAGTTAGCCAGCTTCGCACCTCTGGCCGGCTCTGCAATGTTCCGTATGACCCGATGCTCAAGGTTCACGTTGTCGTGGACTTGGGCTTCAACGACTTCATGGCGCTGCTGCTGGTTCAGCGGCTGGGGTCTGAGATTCGGGTCATACGATACATTGAAGATCGACAGCGATTCATTCCCAGCTATCACCAGGAACTGAAAGACCTCGGGCTGAATTACGGGACGTTGTACTTGCCGCATGACGGCAGGGCGAAGCATGTCACCGGGGATAGCGCGCAGTCGCAGTTTGAAAAGCTGGGCTGGAAAGTCGAAATCGTTGATGACGTTGGCATCGAGCAGGGCATTCGCAAGGCCCGCGAAGTGTTCCCGCGAATCATCATGGATCGCACGAACTCCAGCGAACTGGTTAACCGGCTTGGCCGCTATCGCAGACGAGTGAACAGCGAGGGCCAAGGGTCAACGCCGATTCACGACGATGCGTCAAACGGCGCAGATGGGTTTAGGTACTTGGCCGTTGTGGCCGATCAGATGTCTAACGACTCGCACAAAGTGATAAACATTAATGCAGCCTTCCGACGATAACGACGATGTAGCAACCAGCGACCCTAAAAAGTTGCTGATGCGCATTCGCGACCGTTGGGAGGACATGAAGGAAGCGGATCGCGACAACCGACAAAAGGCGCTTGATGACCTTCGGTTTTTGCACGTCCCCGGCGAACAGTGGGATCAGCTCATCAAGAAAGAGCGCGGGCTGGATCGCCCGATGTACGAGTTCAACAAGCTGCGCGTGACGGTCAAGCGCATCGTTAATGACATCCGCCAGAACCGCCCGATGGGCAAGGTTCGCGCCACGGAAGATGGCGACGTAGAAACTGCCGAAGTGCTAGAGGGCTTGATTCGCAACATCTGGGCGAATGCTGACGGCGATACGGTGATTGACGCTGCGGCGGAATATCAGGTCGGCGCTGGAATGGGCGCATGGCGCATCACGCTCGATTACGCGGACGATGAAGCCTTTGACCAGGTTATCGGCGTTGATCCGATCAAGAACCCGTTTTGCCTGTATGCCGATCCCGGCTGCAATGACCTGTTGAAGCGCGATGCTAACGACTGGATTCTGACTGACAAGATCAGCAAAGAGCAGTTCAAGCAGCGTTACCCGAAGGCTGAGGCCGTTTCGTTTGAAGCCTCCGAGTTTGACGGCAACGACGATTGGGAAACCGATGATTGGGTGCGCATCGTCGAGTACTGGTACAAAATGCCGGTCGATAAGACGATTGCGCTGCTGTCGTCCGGTGAGACGGTAGACCTCGCCACTGTTCCGCAGTTGCCGCCTGACGTGTCCATCGTCAAGCAGCGCAAGGTGCGCGGACACAAGATCATGATGTGCATTGCGGGCGGCGGCGACAAGCTGCTAGAAGGCCCGGTGGAATGGGCGGGCAGTCAGTTCCCGTTTGTCATCGTGTACGGTGAGCACCTTGTCGTTGATGGCAAAACAACGTGGTTTGGCCTGACTCGATTCGGCAAGGATGCGCAGCGCAGTTACAACTACTCGCGTACCAATGCGATCGAGTCTGTTGCGCTGGCCCCGCAGGCAAAGATTTGGGCAACGCCGGAACAGGCGGTAGGGCACACGGAAGAATGGGCGGAAGCCCATCGCAAGAACTTCCCCTACATGCTCTATAACGCCGATCCGAAGGCGTCCGGCCCGCCCGTGCGCGTTGGCGGCGCTGATGTGCCGGTAGCGCTCATTCAGGAAATGCAGGCCGCTAGCGAGGATATCAAAGCGGTTACGGGCATCTATGACGCTTCGCTTGGCAACCGTGGTAACGAAACGTCGGGACGTGCAATCAATGCCCGACAGCAGCAAGGCGAAATTGTCACCTTCAACTACATGGACAACATGGGGAAGGGCATCCGCCGCACGTGGGAAATCCTTGTGGACTTGGTGCCCAAGGTGATTGACACGGCACGCAGCGTTAGGATTTTGGGCAGCGACGGCGCAGAGGATTACGCCAAAGTCAACCATCCTGGCGTTGATCCCAAAACTGGGATGCCGACCGTTATCAACGACTTGGCACGCGGCAAGTATGACGTTGCCATCACGGTTGGCCCGTCGTGGTCAACGCGCCGGCAGGAAGCGGCGGAAATCTATACGCAGCTCGGGCAGCAGAATCCTCAGCTATTCGCCATTGCTGGCGATTTGATTATGAAGGCGACGGACGCGCCTTACGCGGACGACATCGCCAAGCGCATCAAGGCGATGCTCCCGCCGCAGATTCAGGCGCTGGAATCGCAGGGCAAGGAAATCCCGCCCGAAGCGCAGGCCGCGATGCAGCAGGCTCAGCAGATGATGCAGCAGGTTGAGCAGCACGGCCAGTTAGTGCAGCAGGCGGCGGCAGAGGCTGAGAAAGAAAAAGCGCTGTCTGAGAAAGCCAAGAATGATGTGCAGCTTGCGCTCGCTAACTTGGATGTGAAGCGGGCGCAGTTTGACGCTGACGTAGCAAAGAGCCTCGCGCAGATTTCGCTGGCTCAGGCCAAGCAGATGACAGATCAGGGCGGGCAGGCTGTGCAGCAGGATCGCGAGGCGCTGGCTTCTCAGGTCACGCAGGCGGTTGCTGAAATGCAGGCGATGTATTCCGCGCACATGCAGGCGCAGGCGCAGGCGTTGTCGCAGATTCAGCAGGCCGCGCAGCAACAGCAGCCCGTTATCGTCCCGAATCGTCCGCGCATTATCGGCATTCAGACGCAGCGCGACCCCAAGGGCAACCTTATGGCGATCCCCACTTATGAAGATCAGGTAGCGCAGTAATGGCGGTCGGGCAGGGCAATGCCACGCTTGATTTCGGCGCGTTCCCTGGCGCTAACGAGGCATCGGTCACATTCACAGACGCCACGATTGGCGCGGCTAGCGCGGTGGAAGCATACGTGATGGCAGCAGATACGACTACCGATCACACGGCAGCGGATCACAAATACTTCGCGGCGCTGGTTGGCCTAACCGCATCTTCCGATGCGGGCGTAGGCGGAACAATCTACGCACGCAGCACAGAGAAAATCCAAGGCACTTTCAAAGTGCGTTACGTTTGGGCGGACTAATACATGGCTCTTGATACAGCGATTAACGGACTCACTGGCACCAAAGCGGAAGTTACCGCGACGAACCGCTTAGCGGTTGCGTTAGGTACTGATGCGGTAGCCGCCCCGGCTGATGTCGGTGGCGTGCGCAACTTCTCGGAGAATGATACCGGGGCGCTTACAGGGGTTGTTTCGCTACTGTCGCCAGAAGTGGACTCAGATTATCGCGTGCGTGTCGCGCAAGACTTGGTGCTTGACGAAGAAAACTTCAACTACACCGCACAGAACACGGGCAAGCATTCATACCTGACGACCACGATGACGAACGCGTGGACGGCGGGCCAGCTCACGACTAACAGCGGCTCGACCACGACCACGACGACGGGCACGGTGTTTCAGACCTATGCCTATTTCCCGATTGTGGGCACGCAGACGCTATCGGCTGAAGCTGTCATTGGATTCAGTGCGCAGCCGCAGGCGAATTCGTTTGTAGAATTCGGCTTCATGCTGCCCAGCACGGTCGCAGTGGCGCCGACGGATGGCGTATTTTTCCGCCTTAACTCCGCTGGCCTTCAGGGCATTGCCTCATTCAACGGCGCAGAAACGTCAACCGGCGTGTTTCCCGCTACCAGCGGCTCCGGAACGTGGACGTACACGAACAGCAAACGGTATTTGTTCATCGTCTATTGCACGGCGACCGGGGCAGAGTTTTGGATTGACGATGGAACGGGTGCCAACAAGGCGGGATCAATCCCGCGGCCCAGCGGGCAGAGCCGCGTTTCCATGTCTGCCGCGCTTCCATTTGCGCTCAAACATCGCATTACGGGCGGCGCAGCGGGTGGCGTCATTCAAGCCACGCTTGGTGCCTATAACGTCCGCCTTGGCGGCTCTAACCTTTCGGCGATTCCAGGCACTCAGGGTTCGCGTGTATATGGAAGCTATCAGGGCCTCTCGGGCGGCACGATGGGCGGTCTGGCTACTTACGCCAACTCCACGAACCCGACCGCCGCAGCGCCTTCTAATACGGCCCTGACGGCTAACCTGCCCGGTGGTTTGGGCGGGCAGGGTGCTGTCACGGCTGCGGTGGCTGCAGCGACTGACGGTATCTGGGGCAGCTACCAGATCCCGGCAGGCACATCGGCCATCTCCGGCAAGCGTTGCGTGATTCGCGGTGTCGTTATTGACGCCATCAACAACGGTGCAGCGGTTGCAACGACGGCGACCACGGTGCAGTTTTGCTTGGCCTACGGACATACCGCCGTGTCACTGGCGACGGCGGAAGGCGCGGCGGCGAAAGCCCCGCGTCGCGTCTCGTTAGGGTATGCCACATGGGCAGTCGGCGCTCCTGTCGGTGCGCAGCCGCAGGGCGGCAAGATTTTCGCAGACTTTGGCGATGCGCCGATTTTCGTCAACCCCGGAGAATTTGTGCAGCTTGTCGGTAAGTTCCTTGTCGGCACGGCGACGGCATCGCAGGTCATCAATTTTGTTTGGCAGCCTATCTACGGCTGGGAGTAATCCATGTCGCTGCTTCTCGCCGCTACAGGCGGTAGCAGCACAGTCAGACCGTACACGGAGACATACACCCGGTTAGGTCTGGCCGGTGTTTCAGCGATCCCCTACGGTAACTTCGCTGGCCGTGGTGATTCCGACATCCCCGCCGCCGAGCAGCCTTCTGGCGGGTTCATATCCTCGTATGACTTGTGGCGCGCTCACTCGCAGCGCCGACGCAAGCAACTACAGGATGATGAAGAACAGGCGCTAGAGCAGACCAGCGCCGATGCTGCCGCACAAGAGATTGCACGCTTCCTGCATGAGCAGGCCAAGCGCGATGCGCAGCGCGACGAACTGGCCCGGCTTCGGGCGCTGGTGTTGTCACAGCCGCTGCCTGACGAACTGAACGAAAAGGCACGCGAAGCATTTCGCGCTGCGCAAGAGAAGAAAACGACCGGCGCAATGCTTGCGCTGAGCCGCGCAATTATTCGGCAGCAAGAGGAAGAACACTTCCTCATCACTGCCGCGTTGATGTTTGACGAATAACCGCTCGCTAGACGGCTTCTAGCGCCCCACTCACCAATAGGTGCAACTTGGATATTGATTCGACCGAACTGGCCGAAGGGTCAGCCGCGCCCGATGCAAACGTAGAGGCCCCGGAAACTAACGAGGCTGCTGCGAATTCCGCCCCATCACCGGACGCCAGCGATTCTGGCGAAAAGTCTGCCGCCCCTGGCTTGCAGAAGCGAATCGACGAACTGACGAGGAAATGGCGAACAGCGGAACGCGAACGAGACTTCGAGCGTTCTGAGCGGATGCGCGCTGCTACGGCTGAACAGCCGAAGGCCGCAACCCCTGTCGCAGACGAGCCTGTCAAGACTCTGGCTGATTTCGGTTACGACGAAAGCCAGTTCGCGAAATACATCCGTGACGAGGCGCGCACCTTTGCGCGTCAGGAAGCGGAAGCCGCGATTAAGCGCGAGCGTGAGGCGGAAAAGTCCGCCAGCACGAAAAGCGCCTATGAGCAGAGGGTGGAAGCCTTCGTGAAGGATGCGCCGGACTTCTACGACGTATTCCACAGGGAACTTCCCGTTAGCCAAGCAATGGCCGAAGTCATCGTGCAAAGCGATGACGGACCGGCGCTGGCTTACCACCTTGGCAAAAACCCTGATGTCGCTGCGCAGATTGCAATGCTGCCGCCGACGTTAGCCGCACGCGAACTTGGCCGAATCGAAGCGCGAATACAGCTAGAGCGTGAGCAGGCAAAGACTGCCAAGCCGCCCGTTAGCAAAGCACCTCCGCCACCGCCCCGGATCGAAGCCTCGAACGCCGAAATGTCTGCGAAAACCACAGACAGCACCGGCGACCGTTTGAGCGATCAGGAGTGGTTTGCGTTGGAAGAAAAACGACTTCAAAAATTGAGAAAACGAAATGGCTAATTCACTCCTGACTATCAGTCAGATCACGCGCAAGGCAGCGATGACGCTGCACCAGAAAGCGACGTTCCTTCGCAAGATGGATCGTCAGTACGATGACCAGTTTGGCAAGTCTGGCGGCAAGATTGGCGACACGCTGCGCGTGCGTCTGCCGAACGAATACACCGCTCGCTCGGGCCTGACCTACAGTGCGCAGGATACTGCGGAACTCAAGGTTGACCTGCCGGTGTCCAGCGTTCGCGGCGTTGATATGCAGTTCACGTCGCTTGACCTTGCGCTGAACCTTGACGACTTCAACAGCCGGTTTATCGAGCCTGCGGTGTCGGTTCTGGCTGCTGCGGTGGAATCGGATGTGTACACGAACCTTTATAAGAAGGTCTACAACGTGTACGACGGCGATACCACGGCGTTCAGCTTCACGGCGCTCAACAACGCCCGTCAGATTCTGACGGAAAACCTGACGCCGACCTCGGGCCGTTCGGTTGTGCTGACGCCGGATCACACCACGAAGTTCATGACCGACACCAAGGGTCTGTTCCACTCGTCTGATAACATCAAGGATCAGTACGAGGAAGGCATGATTGGCCGCACGCTGGGCTTTGACGTGTACGAATCGACCATCCTGGCCGATCACACGACCGGCACCGCGCTCAAGGCCACCACGTATACCGTCAACGGTGCTGTGACGGCTAACGGCTCCGCCTCGGTTGTGGTTGCGACGGGTGCGACGACCTTCAAGGCCGGCGACGTGTTCACCGTGGCGGGTTGCTTCCGCGTCCACCCGGAAACGAAAGTGTCCACCGGTCAGTTGCAGAAATTCGTGGTTGCGGCGGACTACGCGGGCGGCGCTGGCACGCTCACGTTTAGCCCGGCGATCTACACGACCACGGGTCGTCAGAA